GGATCCGCAGGCGCAATGTCAGTATTCCTTGCGAAAAAAGGTTATGTGACGGGAAGTAATATTTGGTTTATAATGCCCGATAACGCCGCCCGCGAAATTCACGTTTTATTAAGCGGGGAAGTTAACGAGTTTGCAGTTACGGCAGCCTGCACACCAAGGGATTACTCATATGTTCTCGGAAAAATTCTCTCCCTTAATTAACGCCAACCCTCAAGAGGCTGATGCGCTCAGGAGATTGGCTAATCATTTCGCGGCAATTGAGCGCGAGGAAGGCGAGAAAGTAATGCAGGTAATTATGCAACCGAGCAGACTTTATGACATATCCCAGGCGGGCAGTACTGCACACTTTGCGAAAGTTACTACGATCCTCGTTGAGGCAGGTATTTTTGAGCGTAAGGTTATAGTGCGCTCCCCTGGAGGTCCAGCGATCCACGAATTTGATAATTGGTTCGATTGCCCGCTGGAAGTGTATGACCCAGTCAGGGACGTAACGATGGAAGTAACTGATAGCGACCTAGAAACATTATACCGCGTGGCTAAACATGGAGAAGACTGAAGTTATTGAGTTAGTAAGAGTTCTATGGGAAGGCACCACTACAAACAAAAGAAAAAAAGTGTTTCAGACGGTGCACAAGAGTATACCTGAGGAACATCAGACTCTATTCCGAGAGCTTTCTTCACATTATTTCAATGGAACTATCGACCTTAAAGAGTCTCGCGTCATAATCTTAGTTCATGGAATACATACCAACGGCTCTTGGCAGCAAGATGTTCAAGAACAGATGTTTGGCATTCCATGTCTTCGTGTACAGGAGTTAGGCTACGAGCTAGTTACGGGCTTTCACTTCGCACTTTTCTCAAGATCTGGTCCAATAAATAAAATACACAATGAAATTCGCACCATCCAACGTGAAGAACCCTTAGCTAAAATCTCTGTCATCGCCCATAGCTTCGGAACGTATATTATTTCTAAAATCTTAGAAAAAGATCAAAATATTCGCTTTGAAAAAATAATAACATGCGGATCTGTTATTCCGCGAAATTTTAACTGGCAAAAACACGCGCCACATACTAACAGCATCAACATCATAAATGATGTTGGAACTAAAGATTTGTGGCCCGTGATAGCCAACTGTTCAACTTTAGGTTATGGCGCTTCTGGCAATCAAGGTTTTAGAACAGCATCCGTTACCGATCGTTACTTTAACTATGGGCATAGTGATTTTTTCGAATCTATAAACGAACACATCCTGAAGTATTGGAGGCCGATATTTGAAGACGATACCGTTCCCAAGTCCAATTCAAAACTACCAAAATCTAGTGTTTTACTACTTTGGTTTTGTCATTCGCGGAAAGGTAAAATCTTACCGTTCGCGACTTATATATTGATCCTTATTTTGTTGGCGGGCACTTTATCAAAAATGTTTTTTTGATATCACACAAGTTCATCTCGCAGAACCTCGCCAAACACTTAAATCTTTCACATAAAGAACAAGCCGCCCTAAGGCGGCTCATTATCAAACTAAATCTGTAACTGGTTTAAAACAATCCACCTAGTACTTTTGGTTCCCAATTCATGATTACCAACTCTCCACTAATTTCGGCTTTCCCCTGCCGCTGGTTCGCCGTGCTGTAACGGATGTCCACCGTTTCAAAGTGAAACCCCTCAAATACCCGCCGGATATCAGGGTGATCGTTGATGCTCACCATCACCTTGCCTTTGCAACGTCGCATGAACTCGGCCATCCGCTCGTAGTTTTCGAAGGGGAAATCCACGCCATAGCCTGCGGTCTGCCAGTAAGGCGGGTCCATGTAATGGAAGGTATGCGGCCGGTCGTAACGTTCGGCGCATTCAAGCCACCCCAGATTCTCGACGTAGGTACCAGACAGCCGCTGCCAAGCTGCAGACAGGTTCTCCTCGATCCGCAGCAGGTTAATAGCCGGCCCTGTGGTCGCGGTCCCGAACGTTTGCCCGCTGACCTTCCCCGCAAAAGCATGGTGCTGTAGGTAGAAAAATCGCGCCGCCCGCTGGATGTCAGTTAGCGTCTCTGGCCTGGTCATCTTTTGCCATTCGAATACCTGACGTGAGCTGAGCGCCCACTTGAACTGGCGCACGAACTCTTCCAGATGGTTCTGCACAACCCGGTACAGCGTCACCAGGTCGCCGTTGATGTCGTTGAGTACTTCAACCGGCGCAGCCTGGGGACGCATGAAATAAAGCGCGGCGCCGCCAGCAAAGACCTCGACATAGCATTCATGAGGCGGAAACAGTGGAATTAGACGATCTGCCAGGCGGCGCTTGCCGCCCATCCACGGGATAATTGGTGTGCTCATAAGTGATCCTTGTTTTGAAAATTGGATTCGCTTAGGCTTCGCACCCCCTGCGCAGTGGGGCGAGGCCTTGGTTGGAGCACTCGGCACTTTCGAGTGATTCAGCGTCGAGCGGGTGTTAGCGCACCAGCTCGTCGCCTCGTTTACTGCGCAGGGGGTTTTATGCCCCCACGGGAATTTCATAGGGTTTGAAGCGCACGACCTCTTCCCCAAGCCACTCATTCACCTGCGCCATACGCGCTTGGATCGGCTCCAGTTCATTGGCCGCGTAGATTTGCGCCGCTTCCCTGATCGATCCAAACCCACCCGCGTTTTGCGGCACGATGCCCATCAGCTGCGGCGGAATACGCAAGCTGGCCAGCACGTCGTCGCGGGTCTGATTTTTGATCGAGTTGAATTCGTCCTTGGCCGTCACTTCGCTGACCGGGATGATTTGCAGCCCGTCTTTTTTGCCGTTGGGCGAATACACAAACAGGTTGCGGAAGTTGCCAGGCCCCTTGGAGTCCTTCAGCGCCTTGCGTAGGGAGTCGACGTCCGCTTCGTTCTGCGCGGCGTCGGTCATGTAGAGAATGAAACCGGCATGACTGCCGTTTTCGTAGTACTTGCGACGAAAAAGCGTGGCCGACTCATTCAGCAGTGCCGACTGCAACGCGCTGATCCATTCGGGCAGGCCGTACACCTCCTGGTGCAGATCCGCCTCCCGCAGATGGAAAACGGTGCCTGGTTCAAACTCGTGCTCTTCCTTCCAACCCTGAACCATGAACTGCCGGCCGTCCTTGCCCTGGCGCATGTACTTTGCCAACGGCGGTACCAGCTCGCGCACCGGGCCGAGCATCGAACGTCGTCCTTCCAGATAACCGTTGCCCAGGCAAAGGAAATCCAGGGCGAACTGTTCGAACGCCGCGCGCGAAAGCAGCCGGTGCGGGATAAAGGTCTTGCTCAACAGGTTGCGCTTGAACATCAACCCCGAATGCAGATGCACGCTGGAACCCACCGACCGTGCCAGGCCATCTAACGACAGCGGCGGCTCGTACCAGCGCCCGTTAAACCAGCACTCCAGATAGTCGAACACCTCCCGACCGCTGAGTACGGGTGACGGATCGCCGAAGCTGAACGCCTCCATCTTGCTGTCACTGCGCGGGATAAATTCCTGCGTTACCAATGCGGGAGCCTGGGCCAGGTGCTTGTTGTTTCTGCGGCGGTTCGACATCAAAAAATCTCCATCCGCCCGGTGTTGGCAGAGGTCTGCCCCTCCAGCGGTTCGTTGTGCAATGCGTGAAAGAGCGCCCACGCCAGGTCGGCGTGGCCGGTGTTGTCGTTGCGGCCGGCGGTGTACGTGAATTGGCGACCGCCTGCGGTGATGGTCTTGCGGATCGCCATCAACGATTGCGCCATGTCGGTCCAGCCGGCGTCGAACTCCAGCCGGCCCCGGTGGATCACGTCGTAAGCCTTCAGCACCAGTCGGGTCTTGACCTCTGGCGAATAGCTGAACGTGGTGACATTGGGAAAAAATTGGCGTACCAGCTGCGCCACGCCACTGCCCAGGCCAGTGACGTCGATTCCGATGTACGTCACCCAGTAGCGGTCGCAGACGGCTTTAATCACGCTGGCCTGCGCCGCGAAGTCCATCCCACGGAATTGGTGACGTTCCAGCACCCGGAACTTGCCGCCCGGTACCAGCGGCGGCGCGACCACCACCAGGCCGGAGCAGTCGCCAGTTTCCGCAGGGTCATAGCCCACCCACACTTGGCGATCACCGAATGGGCGCATCGCAAACGGCTTGTAGTCCTCGGCCCATTCGACCCAACTGTCGACCATGCACGGCTGCAGCACCGTCAGCGGAAAGATGCTCGCGCCGTCGTCAACGAACTCGCACATCAGCAGGTTGGCAAACGCCTCGGGACTGTACTCGCGGCGCAGCTCCTCAATGTCGAACAGGTCGCAACCGCCCTGCTCGGCGTCGAGGATGGTGACGATCTGGCGCCACAGCCGGTCTTCGCAGAACCGACCTTGCTGGAGCGCGCCGTGGGAAACATCGACCTTGGTGTGTTGCGCCGCTGGCTTACCTATGTTGAAACGTTCGCCAGTCCAGAACGTATAGGCTTCGTGGGCCATGGTCGACGGCGTCGAGAAGTAGGTTTTTCGCCACTTCTTGTGCATTGCCATGCCGGAGGCAACCTTGTTCAGCTCCTCAAACTTGAACGTCCAGAAGAACTCATCGAAGTAGAAATTACCGTGGTAGCCCTGGGCCGTGCGTGCGTTGGTACCGAGAA